TCAGCAACCTCGACCGCGAGCAGTGGGACCGCATGGACGCGCGGTACGTCGAGCTCGACGGCCTGATCGAGCGCGCCCAGCGCTCCGCGCGCATCGACGCCGAGCTCCGCAAGCCGGCGTACGACCTGCCGGCGGTCCGCGCCGCGAGCGCAGAGAAGGCCGTGGCGGCCGACTGCGCCGCGACGCCCGAGTACCGCAACGCGTTTGCGCGTGCGCTCCGCAGCGGCGACATGTCCGAGGTCCGCGCGCTCAACACCGGCAGCAGCAATGCCCCGATGCCCGTCGACATGCAGCGCCGCATCTGGGAGCTCATGATGAAGGAGACGCCGCTCCGCAGCCTCGCGCGCGTGTTCCAGGTCGCGACCGACCAGCAGATCACCGTCGAGACGGCGATCCCGACCGGCTACATCGTGGACGAGTCGACCAGCACGACGGACGGCTACGCGACAAACACCTCTATCGTGACCGAGTCGACCGGCACGTTTGGCCGCAAGACCATCGGCGACTTCACCTACGCGGTGCGCTCGAAGGTCACGTACCAGGCGTACAACGACTACGTCAACGGCGGTACCTACCTTGCCAACAAGGTCGCACAGGCGCTTGCCCAGACCGAGGAGCAGTACCTCATGACTGGCGACGGTTCGGCCAGCGCGACGGGCAACCCGGCGCAGCCGAGCGGCGTGATCACGCAGATCAACACCGCCGACAACAAGTTCACCTTCACCGGCGGCACGACCGGACAGGGATGGACGGGCCTCACCGCCGACGCCGTGATCGAGACCGCGCATCTCGTCAGCCCGCAGTACCGTCGCGGCCCTTCGCTGCGCTGGATGATGGGCGACACGGCCGCGAAGGAGATCCGCAAGCTGAAGGACGGCAGCAACCGCTACCTGTGGCAGGTCAGCGACAACGTGCCCGAGGGCCTGACGAACGGCATCAACGGCAGCCTCTACGGCATCCCCGTGGTGATCTCGCAGTTCATGCCGACGGCAACTACGGCCGCCGGCGTCGCGTTCGTCGTGGGCGACTTCAGCAACGTCGAGATCTACGACCGTGGCCCGATCGAGTTCATGCTCGACCAGTACACCGATCTGGTCAAGCTCAACGTCTTCCTGCAGACGTGGAAGCGCAGCGACCTCACGGTGATGTCTGGCGTTTCGGGCTACCGCCCCTTCGCGCACGCCGAGTTCAAGTGATCCATTCTCCCCATGGGGTTGCGCGGGGAAACCCGCGCGACCCTTTTCCATGTCGGTACCGCTCTCAACCATCAAGTCGGCGCTCAAGATCGACTACACGGACGACGACACGGAGCTGATCCGGCTCCGCGAGGTCGCCAACGTGTACGTCGAGAAGCGCACCGGGCTTGCGCTCAGCGCGCGAAGCGAGTCGCTGTTCCTGTCGACGTGGACAGATTCGCTCATCCCCGTGGCACCGTACACGGGGCTGACGCACGTCAGGTACTACGACACAGGCAACAACCAGGTCACGATGCCGGCCGCCGACTACTGGCTCGACCAGTCGGACGGACCGATGCCGATCATCCGGTTCAAGAAGGCACCGCAGATTTTCGACGGCTCGGTGGTCATCGTCACCTACACCGCAGGGTACGCCAACATCCCCGACCCGCTGGTGCACACCATTATCTCGCTCGTCGGCGGTTGGTACAACAACCCCGAGTCGATGCAGCCCATCGGCCTCAACCCCGTGCCGTTTGGGGTTGACGCCATCCTCGACATGTACGCCGTGCGGAGCCCGATCCGATGATCTCGGGCGGCGTGCTGCAGTTCAAGGCGACGCGCCTGGCGGCGTCACAGTCGCAGGATGCGCTCGGAATGCGCACCGACGTATGGGACGCGGCGGGCACGTTCCGCTGCGACCTACGCAACGACTCGACCACCGAGCAGCAGTACGCCGACGGCGTCGCCGTGCGGCGCACGTGCGAGGTCCGCGCGCGCTGGCAGGCGGTGCAGGGCGTCGGGCTGACCGAGGTCGACCGGCTCGACGTGCGCGGCCGCATCCTGCGCGTCCAGTCGATCCGCAACCTCGATGAAGCCGACCGCGTCGCCGTGATCCTCTGCGAGGAGATCGACTAATGGCGACCATCGAGGCAGCCGTCCGAACGATGCTGATCGACGGCACCGAGCTCTCGGCAGCCGGCATCGACGTGCCCGACTCCCGCGTCACGCACGGCTACCGCCTGCAATCGACGGCGCTGCCTGCAGTCACGTACGAAGTGTCGAACCAGGCGACTTCCGACGTTGCGCGCGGCATCATGCAGGGCGAGCTCGCCGTCACGGGCATCGCCGAGACCAGCATCGACGCCGCGACGATCGGCGACGCCATCGATACGGCGCTCGATACGGGGACCTTCAGCGGCATCGTCATCGACGCCATCGTCATCACAAGCAAGACCCTCGCGCCGCCTACCGTCGGGCTTGGCGACGAGCAGGAACCAGCGACGGTGACGGTCAACGCAACGATCTACTGGAGGCCGTGAAATGGCTGTCTACAACACGTCAGGCTTCATCTTCACCGTCGGCGGCACCGCCGTCCCCGGCATTGTCGACGCTTCCGTGACGCTGACCCTTGAAACCGTCGACGTGACCGAAATCGGCAACAGTGACCGAGCGTTCGTGAACGGCATTCGCACGGGCAGCGCGTCGGGCAACCTGTACTACGACCAGGCCAACACGCAGATCGCGGCGCTTGAGGCAGCGGTGCGGTCTGGCGCGACGGTGGCGTGCGTGTTCACCCTGCACGCTAGCGCGACTATCACCGCGACGGCGTACGTCACCAGCTGGAACCCGAGTGTCGCGGTGTCCGACGTGGTCCGCGTGGCGTTCGAGCTGCAGTTCACTGGGGCGTACACCATTGCCTGACATCCGCGCCATCCTCGCGCTTGAGCCGGTTCCATTCCAGTGGAACGGGCACACCTTTCAGCTGTCGCGGCCCACGCTGCTCGACCTGATCGAGGCCATCGACATCAACACGCAGGACCCAAAGCGCGGCCGGCAGTTCGGGCTCTACCGTCACCTCCACACCGAGGATGGGCAGCCTGTGTTCCCCAGCATCGAGGCGGCCGGCGGCTGCCCTGCGGGGCTCGCCGCGAAGGCGGTGCCCATGATCGAGGCGCTGTACAGCGAAGGCGCGGACTAGGCCGGGACGCGCGGCAGCTGCTCGCGCGCGTCCTTCGGAACAGACGGGCGGCACCTTGGGAACGGTCTGTGCTGGAGCTCATCGTTGAGCTGGACGTGCCGGACTGGAAGGGCATTAGAAGGCGACTCGATGAGCTCTCCAAATCTAACCTTCAATCCCAACCCGCGAGATCTGAAGCAGATCCGCGACGCCCTGGACGAGTTTGAAATCAAGGTTCAGGACAAGATCGTGCGGCAGGCGCTGACGGCATTCTCGCGCGAGGAGATTGCCGCCATCCGCTCGCGCAACGACCTGAACCCCAACCATCTCAAGGGCAAGCGCAAGATCTACAGGTCGGGCATCGCGTGGAACAGCGTGGCGTATCTGGCCGCGCCACGCGGCGCTGGCGACGGTCTTGGAGGCCGTGCAAAGCGCAAGGCATACGACGCTGCTGGCGTCGGTTGGCGCTCGCACTTCACCGAGCTCGGGTTCCACAGCTGGGCCAAGGGCATGTCGCACGCTGGCAAGGCGCTCGGGCAATCCGTGCGTGGGCGCGCGTGGAAGCGCGGGTTGCGCCACCGTGGTCGCGGCGTCTATCACCGAGGCACGCGCGCCAGCGAGCTGGTCCACCGCGCGTTTGCGCCACGACTGCTGCAGCACCTGTGGCGCGCAATCAGCGAAACCAAGGTCAGGAGGGGACGATGAAGCTTCCCACGCTCAATGTCGACGTTAAGGTCAACACGGCCGGCATGAAGAAGCAAGTCGCCGAGGCAAACAAGCAGCTGCAGGGGATCGGCGGCAAGGGCCTGGCGTTCGCCGGCGGCGCAGCAGGCAAGATCGGCAGCCTCGGCGCGCTCGGCGGCACCGCCGGCAGCCTCGCCATCGGCGCGGGCGGCATCGCGCTGGCGGCCGCTGCCCCCGTCAAGCTCGCGGGCGCAATCATGGATTCGTTCCGCGCGACCGTGACCGAGGCCAACAAGACCCTTTCTGAGTTTGCTAAGACGGGCAAGACCACGACGATGAGCGCCGTCCAGGCGGCGAGCATCGCGGCGGCTGCAGGGCCGCAGGATCAGTTCAAGCCGACTGGCTTCTTCGGTGGCATCGCGCGAGGCTTCGGATCGGGTGGCGAGAGCGTCATCTCCAACTGGGCCAGCAACCTTGAGAAGGGCGCGAGCTGGTTGGGCACGTTCATTGGCGCATCGCTCGGCAACCTGGGCGGGCAGCGCGACATCGATGAGATCATGCGCGAGGCCGACCTGTCGGTGGTTGGCAGCGAGCAGGAAGCGCGTACCCTGTACTCGCGTGAGGAACTTCGCGAGCTCGACAGGCAGATGGCGGCATTCCAGCGTCAGATGCGGGAGACCACGACATGATCCAGTCCGGCGAGTACAAGGCCTACCTCAAGAGCACGTCGGTGTCGCAGGGCGACATCTGGGACGTGCATTCGGCCACCGAGGTCTACCACGTCGAGAAGGTCAAGCTCGACGCGCAGAGCCAACCAGAGCCGATCACGGTGTTCACGCCGGTGAACATCCTGTGGGACGATGTGACGCAGGGCGCGCCGGTCATCAAGAACATCGGCGAGCAGTACGGCGGCGGCAGCGACTGGCTGAGCGGCGCGCTGGTGCGCGGCATCGACTGGAACATGGGCGGCAACGGGCGCGGACTGACGGCGACCGTGCGCTACAGCACGCGCTACTTCGAGACGAAGTTCGGCAAGGGACTTGGCCGGACAGAGGAAAACATCGCCAATGCAACCGCCCTGGAAAGTGGCGCGCGATGCCTGCTGCTGCCGTGCATGGTGATCCCGACGTTCCGTACGCGGTCGATGAAGATGTACCGGGACAACCCGAGCATGACGGGCCCCAACGCCACCAACGACATCTCGGCGGCGGACATCGGCGGGCTTCAGAAGCAGCGCGACATCGACGTGCGACAGGTCGCGCTCAAGCTGCGGTTCGTGGTCGACGCGAATAGCCAGGGCATCGACGCGCTCACGGGCGTGCTGCAGGCGTACGTTGGCAAGAAGAATTCCGACTCCTTCCTCGGGTACGGCGCGCAGAACCTCATTTGCGACGGCGCGGCGATCAACCACCTGGAGCATGAGTTCTACGAAGTCGTGATGGACTACCTGTACGACGAGTACTTTCATCACAGTCAGATCGTGCAGCCCGACCAGGACGGCCGCCCGCGCATGATGGGCACCGACTACGCCGACGTGCGCTGGGCGCGAGACGCGCGGACGTCAGTCGCGTTCAACGACATCTGGCCCGACGGATTCCTCGGCGAGAGCATGAAGTACCAGGCGTTCATGGGGGTTTGGTACTGATGTACCGCGCGGACTACACGTACCGCAGGCACAAGGACCTCGACAAGGCGGCCCGGCTGTCGCCTGAGATCGAGGGCGTGGAATCGCGCCTCTTCAAGATCACCAACACGACGGTGCTCAATGCTGGCCAGGCGCGGTACGTGTACACGCTCTATCAGGCGCGCGTGCAGAACGTCGCCGGCGGCTACCAGGTAGCCACGACGGCCAACACATACCCGCATACCGGCCTGTCGGTCAGCGAACTGTCGAACGCCAGCGCGTTCTACGCGTACGGCGTCACAAAGACGAACCTTCCCGCAGGGTTCACCGCGAAGCCGATCCCGATCAACACGTTCGTCCTCGCGGTCCCGCACCGCAACCAGGACGGCACGCTGCTGTGGTTGATCCTCAACACGCAGGCCATAGACGGCCTCTGCGACACACCGCTTACGGGCGACACCGATTACGGCAGCATCCTGCAGCCGCTGCTCGATGACGAGTACGGCACGTTCGACGCAGAAGAGGGCGAGACGGACCACGGCGCAATCAACGTGTACGACTACGCGACGTTTGCGTTCCCGATGAATGACCTGGACTTCGCGACGTTCGCGAACCCATATCTCCCTGAAAACGACATGGGGACCTTCACCTAATGGCACTCAAGCTACGACGCGGCGTCAACGCCGACCGCACGGGGATCACGCCCGCACAGGGCGAGCCGATCTACACCACTGACACCAAGAAGCTGTACATCGGCGACGGCACCACCGCCGGCGGCGTCGAGATCGGCGGCGGCGGCACGCTCACCGTCAACACGCAGGATTTCACGGCAAGCGGCACGTGGACCAAGCCGGCGAACGCGCTGTGGGTCGAGGTCACGATGTGCGGTGCTGGGCAAGCTGGCAAAGCGGGAACGACCACCAACTACGGCGATGGTGGCAGCGGCGGGCGCATCGCTTCCAAGACGTTCCTTGCGGCGGACCTTGCAAGCACCGTTTCCGTGACGTGCGGGACATCACAGGCGTGGGGGTCCGCATCGAACAACGCTCAAAGCGCGTTTGGAACCTTGCTCTATGCGAGCGGACCTGGCGGCGGCCCCGATGATCAGGCGGGCGGAAGCACCATCGAGACGTTGGTGGTGGCTCAGGTCGCCGGAGCTTCCGAGTACACGTTTGCCAATGGCGGCTACGGACTCGCGGGTCAGCCTGGCAAGGTTGGATTCTGGTTTGGTCCTGCGGGCGGTGGAAGCGGCGGAGCAGGAGGTGCCGGAGGTGCCGGCGGCAAGGCAAGCAGCGGTCAGGCTGACGGCGGCGGCGCGGTCGTCGCATCAGGTGGCGGCGGCGCGGGCGGCGCAAGCGGCACGACGGGTGTGGCCGGCACCGCCGGAGGCTTCGACACCGTCACGGGCTTCGGCAACGGCGGCGGCGGCGGTGGCGAAGGCACCTCAGGCGCTGGCGGCGCAGGCGGCGCGGCGGTCCGTGGCGGCGGCGGCGGTGGCGGTGGCATGGGCACGACCGCAGGCGGTGCCGGAGGCGCTGGCGGCGCGGGGTTTGTCCGAGTTCGCACCCTCTGCTTCGGATGATCGACCATGGCACAAGACACTGACAGCCCACAGCGCGACTTCGTCCTTCAGAGGGGCGCGAACTACACGTTCACGGTGCACGTTGCCGCGAACCTCACCGGGCACAGCTTCACGCTGATCGGCAAGCTCTCGCACAGCTCTAACACCGAGGTGTTCAACCTTTCCTCGCTGGATAGCACGATCACGACGAGCCTGTCGGGCCAGCACACGAACATCGTGTGCACGTTCGATGACTCGGTCACGTCGCTCATGTCCGCGCCGCAGTACGGCATCTACGCCCTGCAGGGCACTTCCGCGAGCGTCACGACGCGCTACTCGGAAGGTACTTTCTACGTCGTTCCCTGATGGCAAAACAACCAACCGGAGGTCCCGTGGCACGCTTTGGAATCATTGGAAACGTAACCGCACCCGTCAGTACAGGAAACTTCGTGCAGCTGTCCGCGACTGACAACCGCACCGGCGGAAACCTCATCATCGTCCCGGAGGCGAACATCGTGCTGCGCTGGCCGACCTCGACGGGGCCTAGTGAGGTCACGCTGCTGTCATCGTTTATTCAGGTCAACCTCGGCGACGCTGATCCGACCCAGGTATACATTCGCTCGGCCGGTACCGCGACCACTGTCCGAGCGTGGTACAGCTGACATGGACATCGCTACGTTCGCAGCCGCCCTCGGCATCATCGCATCCGTGGTGACTACCACGATGGTTGTCGTTGGGAAGCTGACGCGCGTAGAGGTGATGCTCGCCGAGCTGCGGGCGACGATGGCGCACTACGAAAGCCGCATCGCGGCGCTCGAAAGGAAGCATCATGAAAGGCAACCGTAAGACCACCTTGGCGGGCATCGCGGCAATCCTGACAGCGGCCGCCGGCATTCTCAACGGATGGCCAGACGCAGTCGACTGGACTGCAGCGATCTCCGCGATCATCGCGGGCGTCGGTCTCATCATGGCGAAGGATGCGGAGTCGCGTGCGTGATCTCCTCACGGGCATCGTGCGCGGACTGCTCGCGTGGTTCGCGGAGCGGCAAGGGACGGCCGTCGACGGCGGCAGGGGCCGTCATCTCCGCGTTGCTGGCCGTCGCTTGCGCGACTGGCTGCACGCGCACGGTGCTCGTTTCCGAAGGTAGCCCAGTCCGCATCGGGCCATGCGCTCGAGCGCGTGTCTACTCCCTCGAGGGCGCACAGTGGCGGCTCGGCGACAACCGCGTCGAGCTGCCCGAGGGGTGGTATCTGGTGCCGCCGTCGTTTGTGGAGACCGACGAGTGAGCCACCACCACGCATGTTGCTGCGGGCCGGGCGGGCCGCCAGCGTGCGGCGAATGTCCCTGCAACGCGAACGTATACAGCGCGCGGTGGACGGGGGCCTACAACCTGGTGGACGCAGACCTCTGCCCTGCTTGCGGCAGCAGCAACGTCCATCGGGCACCAAGCACGACGCACTCGGACGGCGCTACGCGGGTGCTCTCGCCCGTAGGCGTAGGCACGTGCCGCGACGTGGCGGCTGTGTACACAAGGACGTTGCCGCAGTACACGCCGGCGGCATTCTGCAGCAGTTCCTGCACTGGACCGCAGAACGACCAGACGCAGTCGAGCTACACACTGCTAAAGCCCGACCAGTTCACAGGGCTGAACAACGACATCAATCGATGCGAATGGCAGGCGCAAGTCGGACTTTGGACCACGTCGACGGTCAACTGCACGGCAAGCCCGTTCTTTGGGAGGAACTGGAATCTATTGGCGCTGTACAGGAAGGATTTCGTGTCGTGCGCTGCACCAGGCACGCTGGATTTTGACAGATTTGTGTGGCGCGCCACCAGCACGACGGGAGAAATCGCGGAACGTAACTACGCGCCTGGAGACCTGGTGGTCCGTGCACAGTGCAACTTTGGCAACAGTGTTGCCTATGCCAACATCTTCGCGAACGCAGGGACGATGCAGATCCTATGACCTGTTCAAAGCTCGCCGATGGATGGTGCACTGAGCCGCTGTCGGTCGCGCACAAGCTGCGGCCTTCGCCGGGCGTCTGCAGCGTCTGCGAGCACTACGACGGCCCCGCGCGCGGCCTCGGCGACGTGGTGCACGCGGTCGCCAGGGCGACGGGCGTGGCGGCCGTGGTCCATGCCGTCGCGCCAGAATGCGGGTGCCAGCAGCGCCGCGAGGAACTGAATCGCCAGTTTCCTTCAAGCCCTTGACGCCTTCCGACCGATCTAATACCGTGGGCACATGAAGAGGCGCGCCGTTGCAGTGGATGAAGTGACCTGGACAACGCTGCACGCCCTTTCGCGTGGCATGGGTAGATCCTGCCGTCAGATCGTCAAGGAGGCGATCGCGGGCTACTCGGTGATGCTCGACCTTGCCGTGACGGCGAGGCCGAGGAAGGAGACACGACCATGTTCGGAAACGTCTGCGCGATCATCGGGATCGCATTCCTCGCGCTCTGCGCGATCTGGCCGCTGTTCGACGATCGGGGCGTCCGATGAGTCACGACCCGAAGCTTGAGATCGCGCCCAATGAGGTCAACGACCGGTTCACCAAGGAGTGGAACGCGGCCGTCGGCGCAAACCCGTTCAAGGGGCAGTACACGGTCCTCGAGCTGGCGGCCGACGTCCGCAACCGCCTGATCGACCGCGTCGCCGACGTCGGCCCAGGCGACCGCGTGACCGCCCGCCTCATGCTCGAGGCCGTGGGCATCATCCGCGAGGCCGCGCTCGAGATCGAGAAGCTCCGCATCGAGGTCGAGCGGATTCGGATGAACACCGGTTGCGCCCGGCAACAGTTTTCGACGCAGTACTGCGCCGAGGCCCTCGACGCGCAGCGGGAGCTCGAGAAGCTCCGCGCCGAGATCGATCGGAAGGAGGGTGCCAAGTGACCCAAGACGACATGGCAATCTACGACCGCTTGAAGCATGAATCGCTGGTCCGGTGGGTGCGATCATCCGGCCGCAGCGGGTGGCAAGCGTGCGACGTGCGCAGCGAGGTGATGCTCGACGCTGCCAAGCACATTCGGTCTATGGCCGAGCGTATCGATGAGTTCAAGAGGGCCTTGGAGATGCATCACGTGGTGCAGAATGATCTAAGGGTCGCCTTGGAGGAGATAAAAGGGCAGGACGCCGAGATCAAGAAGCTCCGCGCCGAGCTCCGCACGTACACCGACGGCACGAACGACGAGGTCCAGCGCGAGGCGCTGTGATGAGAAACACCAAGGGAAGGACATTCACACCAATGAGCACGAACCAATGGATCATCGGGGAGCTCGAGCGCCTGCTCGCCGAGCTCCGCAAGCCCCAGGCTCCTTCCAACGCCGGCGGCGGGAGCGCACCCCCTCCCGCCGCCGGTGGCGGAGCAACGCTCGGCGCGTGGAAGCGCGCCAAGGTCACGTTCTGGGGCGTCGAGGAGAAGCAAGGGCCCAAGGGCCCGTACACCCGCGCCGCGCTCTACGTGTCGTGGGTCGAGAACGGCGAGCGGATGTCGGCCAAGATGTCGACGCTCGACCGCAAGCTGATCGAGGCGATCGACCCGCTCGAGAAGGGCTCCAGCATCGAGTACCAGAGCGAGAAGAACGGCCAGTATGAGAACGTCATCGCCGTGCGCCCCGCGCGCGGCTGATCGAACCCCGAGCCAAACACAGGCAGGGCGCGTACCACGGTGGGCGCGCCCTGTCTTTTTACGGACGGCGCATGGAGTGCGCGCCGCATGACGCAAAGGAGGCGTTTCCATGGGCAGTGTCAAAGGCAGGACCACGTTCGAGATCGAGGACATCCCCGAGGCCATGACGGCGGCGCGGAGATGGGTGAATTGGCGGGCCGTCGAGCGAGACGGGCGGTGGACGAAAGTGCCCATCGACCCCGAGACCGGCGGCGCCGCCTCGAGCACCGACCCGAGCACGTGGGGATCGTTCATGGACGCCGTCGAGGTCGCGAACGGCGACGTCGCGCTCGGCATCGGCTTCATGCTCGGCGACGGGTGGCTCGGCATCGACTTCGACAACCTCGACGCACCCGAGTCGAAGGCGCTGCGCGAGTTCGTGTGGGACTGGGGCCGCGACTGCGGGACCTACATGGAGTGGTCGCCGTCGAAGACGGGCGTGCACGCCATCTTCCACAATGTGGAACTCCCCGAGTGGTCGCAGAACCGTCGGGGACCCGTCGAGGTCTACCAGAAGGCACGGTTCTTCACGGTGACGGGCGACCGGCTGTTCACCGAGCGGGACGTCAACGACGCCCAGGGCGCCGTGGACGAAGTCTGCGAGAAGTATCTCCGCAAGTCTCTTCCGAGTATCTCCGAGTCTCTCCAAGTCTCTCGACCGGCAACCGCGGGCGACCCCAGTGCAGCCGACTGGGCCTATTGCTGTGACCTCGCGGCACGTGGGTTCCGAGCCGAGGAGATGACGG